AGTCGAGCCATTAACAAAACCCGAATAATCGGTGATGTTAAGAACGTGCACAAGAAACCAGGCACTCAATTCTTCCACTGTTCGAAGAACATGGATGTGATTGTTTGGCCATACTGGTCCACTGCTGTAGAAGGCGACGATTTTGTTGGGCTCAAAAAATGGAGCACCGTCCTCACCAAGAAGGACCAATTCCTCATCAAAGAGGCATTTATTAACGCAATCCATCACCGAGTTAGCACCCCAGTACGGAATGTCGCCGGCCATTGATGCGCGCTCGACAGAATTCAGAGGAATACGACGCCCATCCAAACATTCTGCAACATAGCGAAGCCTCTTTAGCTTCCAATGCTCGGGAATATCTCCAAGCCATGAAAAGCCACTAGTTGTGTACTTGTCATATCCTCCAAAACTCACGCCGAAAGCCCCCCAATCATCTCAAGAATCTTGCCAGTAACAACCTTCAGCTCTGCATCAATCTCACCTAATGCCCTCGGCGGCTTGAACACATAGAAGTGACGATTAAAGGGTATCTCATATCCAATCTTCGTCTTCTCATGGTCAATCCAAGCGTCCGGCACATGGGGAAGCACTTCGCGCTTAAAGTACTCATCCACATCCTCACTAAGAGGAACGTTCTCGCTATCTCGAAGATTCGCGTCAGGCACAGGCTTGCCTTTACCTTTGCCTTTTGTACCAAGAACGACTTCCCCCGCTTCATTTCTCTCGGGCCGTTCTACGGTGATGGTGCGGTAACCAAAATCCTCGTTATTAAAAATCTTGCTGATTGGAACTCCATCCTTTGAAAGCTCCTTACAGTCACCAAATATCTTCGTAATCTCTTCGATATGCTCAGGGCTCAGCTCTTTGCGCTTTGAGCCAAGACTCTTGCGCATCTTCTGGAAGAAGTTGCTCGCGTCGATGAGCTGGACCTTATCCTTGCGATGTTCTGGTTTACGGTTACTGACCACCCACACATAAGTGCTAATGCCGGTGTTGTAGAACATATCTGTTGGAAGCCCGATAATCGCCTCGACCAAATCGTTCTCAAGCACATAGCGGCGAATCTCGCTCTCGCCCGAACCTGCCCCGCCTGTAAAGAGTGGCGACCCATTGAGCACGATTCCAAATCGGCTGCCGCCGTCCTTCTGTGGACGCATCTTTGAAATAAGGTGCATCAAGAAGAGCAGCGAACCATCGCTTACGCGGGGGAGACCTGGCCCAAACCGACCATTAAAGCCTTTATCCTCAGCCTCTTTCCGAATCTCCTTCTCAATCTTCTTCCACTCAACACCGAACGGTGGGTTTGAAAGCATATAGTCGAAGTGCTTACCAGGCAGACCGTCAGCAGAGAGAGTGTTTCCGAGGATGATGTTTCCTACATCCTGCCCCTTAATAAGCATATCGGCTTTACAGATTGCATAGGACTCAGCATTGAGCTCTTGGCCGTACATCACGAGCCGCGCATCTGGGTTGTGGCTGCTCAGGTGTTCATCAGCGACTGAGAGCATCCCTCCTGTTCCTGCGGTCGGGTCGTACAGCGAGCGAACGACTCCAGGCTTCGTGAGCGCCTCATCGTCCTCAATGAACAACAGATTCACCATCAAACGGATAACCTCTCGCGGGGTGAAGTGCTCTCCCGCGGTCTCATTCGAGATTTCCGCGAACTTTCGAATGAGTTCTTCAAACACCACTCCCATCTGGGCGTTACTCACTGCCTCTGGATGGAGGTCGATGTTCGCGAACTTCTCGGTGATGAGGTAGAGAAGGTTCGCTTTAGCGAGTCGGTCAACTTGGGTATGAAAATCGAAGCACTCGAAGATATCTCTAACAGCGCTCGAGAATCCCTGGACGTAGGCGTAGAGGTTTTCTTTGATGTGGTCCTGGTCGCCCATCAACTTCTTCATGTCCAAAGGTGAAGAGTTGTAGAAGAGCTGTCCTGATTTGCGTAGAAGGAACGGCTCTGGATTGAGGTTTGCCTTGGTGCGCACCTCTAGCTCTTTCAAGACGTCTGCTTTGGTGTTCTCCAACACACAATCGAGACGACGCAACACGGTGAACGGCAGGATGACCTTACCGTATTCAGATTGCTTGTAATCACCACGAAGAAGGTCGGCGACTGACCAGATAAACGAGGAGAGGTTTTGTTGATTCATGACTGGCCTAAACTGTAAAGATTCAGGCAGTTTATACAATGTAATACCCTGGTAATCCAGGGTCAGAATTCCTCTACGAAGGCTGTTTTTTGGGGTGTATCACCAGCTGAATCAGTCCAGTTCAACCTAGAGAACCAGGATACCCCGTGTCGCGTAAACGCTGGCCTGAGAGTTAGGCAGGGTAACAGCCCTTCCGAGTGCATTTATCAGAGCAACGACCCCGTCAATTCGCTCGCTGCTCTTCCGCCGTGAAGGCTTTAGGTTCCCCGCGGCATCCTCCTCGACGGCCACATTCGAAGCCATCCACCGTAAGACCGGATTCCCTCCATGCCTAACCCTCCCAGCTAAAAGCAGGTTCATAAGCTCCTTGGTCGGGGTGGATTGGGACGAGAATCCCTGCCCCCATGGTACCACGGTGAAGCCGTCCCCCATCAGCTGCGTGGAGAGGTGCGTCGCGTTCCAACGGTCAATCACAACCTCTGCTATCTTGAACCGCTCGGACAGCTCTTTGATTTTGGCTCGAATGAAGTCGTAGTCCACCACGTTGCCCGGCGTTGTATAGACGTATCCCTGTCTTGCCCACTCGGCATAGGGCACTCGGTCCTTCCGCTCCCGTCTTCCGATATTCTCTGAAGGTATCCAGAAGTGCGGCAGCACATCGTAGCTACCATCAGGACTGGGAAATAGGAGGACTAAGGCGGTAATGTCTGTTGTGGAGGAGAGGTCCAGGCCTGCGTAGCAGGTGCGTCCCGCTAAACGCTCCAGGTCGACGGCTCCATCACACGAATCCCACACCTCGGAGGAAATCCACCGGCTCTCCTGCTCGGTCCATTGGTTAAGGTGCAAGCGACGAAAGGTGTTTGCGTAAGCTGGTATCTCTTTCGCCTTTTTGAATTCCTGATGGAGGTAGTCGGGCTTGAGCGATACCCCAAGGCTCGGATTCGCCTTCGCCCAATTCTCGGGGAGGGTCCAATCATCGTCATCTTCAAGGCCGTAGAGAACCGGGAGGAAGGATGGGTCATCGATTGAGCCATCTGCGACTCTTTTAGCGTAGGAATGAAGCTCCCAGCAGATTGAATTGCGGTCGTATCCAGCGGTGGTGATAGCAACTACGAGGGGCTGACGACGTGCGCCGGTTGAGGTTGTGAGGGTATCCCACAACTCTCGAGAAGGCTGGGCATGGAGCTCATCGAATACGATTCCGTGCGCGTTGAGACCGTGCTTTGTGTACGCATCGGCGGAGAGGACTTTGTAGGTACTCCCAGTAGAGGAGACGGTTATGGCTCTTTTGAAGGCATCGGACCTCTTTGAGAGAGAGGCATTCGCGCTCACCATCTGCTTTGCTACCTCAAAGACGATTGCAGCCTGCTCCCGGTCGGCGGCGGCGGAGTATACCTCCGCTCCATGCTCGTGGTCGGCGAAGAGGAGATAGAGGGCAATCCCAGCAGCGAGGGTGGACTTGCCGCACTTTCGGGGAACGAAGATGTAGGCCGTGCGATATCGGCGAGAGCACTCTTCGGGCTTGTCCGCGTCCCTTCGCTTCCATCCGAAGAGCGGTCGAATAATGCCGTCCCGCTGCCACGGTTCGAGCTTAAACGACTGTCCAGCCCATTCCCCCTTCACGTGTACCAGATACTTCTCGAAGAAGGCGCACGCGAGGTCGGCGGCACGGTCGTCAAACCAGAACTGAGCGTCGATGTTAGTCGTCATTATCCAAAGAGCTCCTTTTCAAGGTCATCTTCGTCCTCACTGGCACCATCAGCTCTAAGCCTACTGCGTGATGACGGGGTCATTCCGAAGTCACCCATCAAAGCTCGCATCTGGTCGAGTGCCTGAGCAGCAACCCTGACGTAGGGGTTCATTACGGGACTCCCCGTACTACCGGAGATGACGCACCCTTCCCGTCGGACGTGTTGCTCGGCGTCAATCCACCGTGAGTAACACATACAGAGGGCAGCGAAGGCGGTCTTATCGATGGTCGTCAGAACACCCGCATCTCGAAGGAGCGGCGCACACCGCAGCCATTCCTCACGAGCTTTTCCGTCGAGGTGCTCTGGCGGTAGCAGCTCCGCATCTGCTCGGTAGGTCGGCTCCGCAGGATTGAGTGGCCTCTTGCCTGGATTGCCACTTAGGAGCTTTAAGGCACTAGGTTTTGGCTTTCTTCCCATAGGTATCTCCACAAAAAATCTCCCCAAATTTCGCGGCGGTGTGCGCGAGGCTGGGGTGGCGGTCTGGAACAGGAGGCCCCAGAGATTTAACTCCCCCTCCCCTTATGTGGTGAGCCTCCTGGCCCCGTTTACGCTGGTGACAGCGATTG